CAGGGCCTTCCAGCCCACGTTGCGGACCTCGGCATTGCCTGTGCCGTTGGTCTCGCAATGGAGCCGACCCCGCACGAGAAGCTAACCCTCTCTCGTGTAGCTCGTGCCATCAAGGCACCGCCCGCACTCCAAAACGCCCATTAGGGTCGTCTGGTCGATGCGGCGGGGGTCTGCTGGGGCCCGTCTCTCCCCGTGGAGACGTGTGGTACCCTTGACTACTCGCAAGTTGACTGGTCGGGTGAAAACTGTTGCGGAGGGCGTCGCCACATGCGTAGTGTTGGTTCGTTGGGCCTGCCAGGTACTTGGCGACCTTTCGTCCACTCTACGTGTCCCCACAATGAGATCGCTGCCCTTTTGACGCGGTCTCTCGGTCCTGTGCCCGCCCGGGTGTTTGAGCCGCTTGACCCAGGTTGCCTTCGTGAGTTTCGGAGACTCAGGCGCCTGACGGCTCTGTACGCGGGTGTTACTTGGGACTACCTGCAGACGGCGCACTCGTATAAGGGTGCACTGCGCCGTCGGTACCTGGAAGCGGAAAGGTCGCTTAGGGTGGACGGTCCTGTCGAACCGCGGGACTGGAAACTGCGCGTCTTTCTAAAAGCCGAAAAATTCAATGCGGTGGCCAAGCAGGTCAAACCGAGGCTCATCTTTCCGAGGAGTCCGAGGTATAACTTGGCACTGGCATCTCGGCTTAAGCCGTTCGAGCACTGGTTATGGGGACGTTTGAGTGCGAGACGGATGCTTGTCCGGGGGGTTGGCAGGGTTGTGGCCAAGGGGTTGTCGCCCGAGGGGCGGGCCAGGCTGATCGAGCGGAAAATGGTCAACCTGGAGGACTGTGTGGTGTTTGAGGCTGATGCGAGGTCCTTTGAGGCTCACGTCGGCCCAGACTGGCTTGAGGAGGAGCACGGAGTCTACATGAAGGCTTTTCCCGGTGACAGGGAATTGCGCAGATTGCTCCGGGCACAGCTTTCGCTCAAGGGAAAGCTGTCTTGTGGGTTACGCTTCGAGCGACCCGGCGGACGGGCGAGCGGAGATTTCAACACCGGTATGGGGAACTCCCTACATATGCTGGTTGTTGTCATCGCTACACTGAGGACGTTCCACGTCCCATTCGACCTTCTGGTTGATGGGGACAACGCTCTCGTGTTTCTCCGCGGACGCGACGCTGGCGCTATAATGCCGAGGTTTGCCCCACGAGCCCTTGCCATGACGGGTCATGAGCTTGCTTTGGAGTCCGCTGTCACCTCGCTTGAGGGGGTTCGGTTTGGGCAGTGTGCGCCCCTGCGCCTTGGCGCCGGTAAACTCACAATGGTTAGGGAACCTTTGAAGGTCCTGTCACAGGGACTTTCTTCCCATCGTTGGTTGAGGGAGCCTGGCTTCGCT